GACATGCGCAGTCTACCTATTATGGCAAGCACTGGCTATCCAGTGGTCTTTGATGCCACACATTCTGTTCAACAGCCTGGAGGCATGGGAGAAAGATCTGGCGGAGACCGCGAAATGGTGCCCTACTTGGCGAGGGCCGCTGTAGCCACTGGTTCGGTGGCAGGTATCTTCATGGAGTGTCATGAAGATCCGGATTCTGCTCCCTCAGACGGCCCTAATATGATCAAATTGGACAATCTTAAAAACATTTTAGAAGAATTGGTAGCCATCGATGAACTTGTCAAAAGAAGAAAAGCGTAGACTCAAAGCCGAAAAAAGATTGGCAAAAAGCAATATCTCTACAGAGATACTGCCAGAAATGTTCTCCCCGATCACTGATAAAATCAATATATTATGTGTTAGATTTGGCAACAAATATGGTCGAGAATATGTAGAACGACTGCGTAATATGGTCAGTAGGCACATGACCATACCTTATGAATTTGCCTGCCTCACAGACGATCAACATCCTATTGAAGGTGTAAGAACAATATATCAACCGAACGCAAATTATCAAAGAGGTTGGTGGCATAAAGTTCATATGTTTGATGGCAATTTGCCATTGAGAGGTAGAATATTATATTTTGATCTTGATGTTGTAATATGTGCCAACATAGATAAATTAGGTCTTTACGGTCAAGATCAATTTATGGGCATACATGATTTTAATAGAAAATTCTATGCAAGTTGGAACTATCTCAACAGTTCAGTAATGGCATGGACTCACGGAACACAAGGTCACATATACACTCAGTTCAAACAAAAACCCGCAGATGCACAGCGATTACAGGGAGATCAGGATTGGATTTGGAAGTTGTGCCAAGGTACGATAAAATTTTGGCCCAGAGAATGGATCCAAAGTTATAAATGGGAAATACGTAATCGTGAAGAGTTACAGTTAAACAATGGTAAACGACAGTTCAAAACAGTAAAAAATGATTTAATAATCCACCCAGAATGTTCAGTGGCGGTATTTCACGGTGATCCAAATCCCTGTGCAGTTCAGGACAAATTTGTCGTTGACAACTGGAAATAATGATAGTATAATAGTTGTATGACTAAACGAATAGGCTTTGCCTGCAAATGGATCGACCGTGCTAATCAGGTAGACGGTATCAAACCAAAAGATGACTGTAAAAAATACAACACAGGATCTACCACAGTAGCCTGGTTAAATAGACAGACTAAGGATGTAGCTGTAGAAAAACTATGGTCGTTGATGGAACAGAATATCGAGTCCAGCAGACTCCTTGTAGAAAGAGTAGGAGCATTAGATGAAGATCTTAGAATGGTACGACTCAGCAGTGATATACTTCCTGTCTACACTGAGCCAACTTGGAGCTGGTTTTGGCGGCAGCCCGACGTGCGAGATGCTTGTGAAAGAGGATTTAGGCAAGTGGGAGATGTGGCTCGCTCGAATGGCGTTCGGCTTAGTTTTCATCCTGGCCAGTTTTGCGTGTTGGCGTCTGATAACCCTGACATAGTAAACAGATCAATAGAAGAATTTGAGTATCACGTAGACATGGCTCGATGGATGGGCTATGGTCAAACATTCCAAGATTTTAAAATCAATGTGCATATCGCTGGTCGTCAAGGCCCGGACGGTATCCGTCGTGCATTACAAAGAATGACTCCCGAAGCTCGCAACTGCCTTACTATAGAAAACGACGAAATGACCTGGGGTATTGATCATAGTCTAGAACTGGCTAAAGACTGTGCCTTAGTTCTAGACATACATCACCATTGGATTAAAACTGGAGAATACATTGAAGCGACTGACGACCGTGTTAAAAGGATTAGCGATAGCTGGCGCGGTATGCGCCCTGTCATACATTATAGTGTTTCACGGGAAGACTGCCTTATTGGCCATTCCGAATACCAGCGTCCCGATCTTTGGCCGTTATTAGAATCCGGTCATAAAAAAGCAAAACTCAGAGCACACTCAAACTTCTACTGGAATACAGCAGCTAACAAATGGGCTTTGAGTTTTAGAGATGTCGCAGACATTATGTGCGAAAGCAAGGCTAAGAACTTAGCCAGTTTTGCACTTTATGAAGAAGCTAAAAAATTAGGCCTTTGATTTTGGCTTTCGAGATGTCTTGGCTTTGTTGACAACTTTTTTAACAGTATTTTTAGTAGTAGACGCAGCTTTCTTAGCAGTCTGTGCAACTTCAACTGCTGCTTGTTTAACTTCAGCTTTGACTTCTTCCACTACAACTTTAACGTCCTGTGCATCAACTTTACCATCTTTGTTAACATCAGCAGTGCCAAATAGTTTTTTCAAAAATCCGAACATGGTTAAATCTCCTTGTGGTTTATTTATACGGTAAATAGAGTATGGCACTACATTTCATTAAAAGTTTAACAGAAACCAAAGATAATCGCGAAATTTATCAAGATAAACTCAAATTTGGTAAAGATGAACTTGCACCCGTAATGAGCGAAGCTACTATCAAATATCATTATGATGGGTTAGCTGCAAAATATTCTGAACGCTATAACAAGGGCGAAGGCGACGCTGATTTTAATTTCGGTGGGGCTATGTTGCATAATATTTGGTTTGCTAACCTCACCCCACCCAGAGCTGCTAATAAACCCGAGGGGCTCAGTAAATCTCTGATAGATGAAAAATATGGCAGCTTTGACAAATTCAAAGAAGTTGTAGAAAAAACTGCTATGTCAATACAGGGTAGCGGTTGGATTTATATGGACTACAGCGGTGATATAAAAACCATATCTAATCATCAATATCGTAAAGGTATGAAGATTGCTCTGTTGATAGATTGGTGGGAACATGCGTGGGCTTTAGATTATCAACAAGACAAGGCCAAATACTTAAATAATATATGGAGAATCATCAACTGGGAAGTTGTTGACATCCGTTTACAAGGAGCATAAAATGTTAGATACACTATTTTGGGTAGCAGTAGGTGCATTTGTTGGTTGGAATTTTCCACAGCCTTTCTGGGCTAAAATGATTCAGGAAAAAATTCAGACAATAATTTCTAAGAAAAAATAAGGAACAAATATGGCATATTCGGATAAAGTTATTGATCACTATGAGAATCCTCGTAATGTGGGTAGCTTTGATAAGAATGATACCAACGTTGGCACAGGCATGGTGGGCGCACCTGCCTGCGGTGACGTTATGAAGTTACAGATACGTGTAGATGAAAAGGGCATTATTCGAGATGCGAAATTTAAAACATATGGGTGCGGATCAGCAATCGCGTCGAGCAGCTTGGTCACAGAGTGGGTTAAGGGAAAAACGTTGGATGAGGCGGGATCTATTAAAAATAGTCAAATCGCCGAAGAGCTTGCGCTTCCCCCAGTCAAAATACATTGCTCTATCCTTGCTGAAGATGCTATCAAGGCGGCTATAGATGATTACCGTAACAAGCACAGCAGCTGAGAAAATTCAGCAACAGTTAATCCTTAGAAATCAGGGATTAGGTATTCGTGTTGGTATAAAAACCACTGGATGTTCTGGGTTAGCCTATGTCTTAGAATATGTTGATATCCCTGCTCCCGAAGACATGAGCTTTGTTAGTCACGGTATACATATCTTTGTTGACCCAAAGAGTTTGGCCTACCTTGACGGTATCAAAATGGATTGGGTAAAAAAAGGCCTAAACGAAGGGTTTGACTTTACTAATCCCAACGAACGAGACCGTTGCGGGTGCGGCGAAAGTTTTAGAGTTTAAAACTTTCCAACAGGTAATTCTACACTGGCTGGCATATCCCATATTTTCTTCTGTTCAACTCCCTTACGCTGAGCAAATTTTTTAGGATCACAATTATTACAACAATGAAAGTAATTGTTGCTTAACCTTTTACGATCCATGTGTTTTAGATCTCTGGTAAATCCCTGATCACAATTATCACAGCGAAACACTGCCACAGTTTTTTTCCTATAGAAAATATGTTCCTTTCCGCATTTACTGCGTCTTAGGTATTGATTTTTTTGTATTTCTGTTTTTAAAAACATAAAGTATTTACATCCGGCTTTTAAAATATTGGGCTAAATATTAAAGCAATTGCTCATTCTAGGATTAAAACATGGCAAGAAAACAAATTGACATCGGTACAATAGGTAATGACGGAACCGGAGACAGTATTCGAGATTCTTTCCGTAAAGTTAACGATAACTTTCGTGAGCTGTATAGCTCGTTGGGATTAGGAGAAAGACTAAAATTCACTGGGTTAGATGACACGCCCGACAGTTATATAGGTCAGAATAATCCTATTACCGGCGGTACTCCGGTAGTAACTATTAATAATACAGAATCTGGTTTGGCTTTTAAACAATTAGTGCCAGGAAACGGTGTTACCCTTGATTTCACTTCCAATCCTAACGAAATTGCTATTATTGCAGATTTTGCCGAAATTTCGGGCGATCCGTCTCCAAAATTAGGAGGAGATTTATCCTTACGATCGGGAGCTAACCAGTATAGAGTTATAGACGCTGGAACTACAAACGATCCTCTTGAACCAATCTTTAACCACGAATTAGTCAATAAAGACTATGCAGATAGTAAAATTGCTAGAGCCGGTGTTAATGCTATAAATCCAGCAACTGGAACAACTGATCCGTCGTTGGGTCGAATGAGTGGTCCTTTAATTTTATCTCGAGATCCGGAACCTGATGATGACGAAATTTATGATGGACTAATTGCTGCAACTAAACGTTATGTTGATAGTTCTGCATTTGGATCTGTTGCTAATCTCTATGTAGCTACCTCTGGAATAGATGATCGTTCGGGCATAGATAAGGCCATACAAGGTCGCGCATTAGCATATGCCTATCGCACATTAGAAGCAGCACTCAAACGTGCTGAGGAACTGGTTTTAGAGGCTCCGGTACAGATCGGTCCTTACAAAAAAGTATTGACCTATAATAATGGTGTTAGCGAATGTACCTTAGAAGATATTGCTCCATCGCCATCTTCGGGTACTGGGTTCACCGGCTCGTTAGCTATGAGCGTAGATACTATAACATTAAATTCAGTGGGTACTAACTATTATTCTGGAGATATTCTAACTTTAATAGGTGGAGCTGGAGCTGGTAGTTGTTTAATTGAGGTATTATCGACTCTTAATAATCCCGGTGCTATTTTAACTTTTAAAATTATTTCATCTGGTTCTTATACTTCTCTTCCCGGATCTACTGGAGTTACTACCACAATTGTATCTTCGGCTGCGCCGCCGGGGGTGGGAGCAATTGGTGTTGGTGCAACCTTTAATATAACCTATAGGTTAAACTCGGTTGCAATTACTAATGGCGGTACCGGATACAGTTTAGTTTCTGTACGTATTTTTGGTGGTGGAGGTTCTGGCGCATTTGGTAACGCCGTAGCAACAGGCGGAGTAATAACCAGCATTACTATAACTGATCGAGGATCTGGTTTTACATCATTGCCGATATTAGAAGTAGATTTACCGAGATTTTTAATAAAGACCGAGGGATATCGCACAGATTTTACCGGCGATGTTACTACAACTACTCCTGAAACTATCAGAGGTAGAGATATACGTGAGGGATTGTTTTTACGAGGAGAGAACTCGGGTGCTCTGGCACAAATTTTATCCCATTCGGGAGCATTAGACAGCGAAGGCAGAGAAATATTTGATGTTGATATCAAATCTGGAACATTTGAAATAGGGGAAGTCATTTCTTATGGAGATATCTCAAAAAATATTCAAATCAGTATTTTAGTAGAATCAGGTGAATACTATGAACATTATCCATTAAAGTTACCTGACAACTGCTCTATTGTTGGTGACGAATTCCGTAGAGTTATTTTTAGACCAAAACCAGGGACATCAAGTTCACCCTGGGCGTTCCAAAAATTTCGTAGAGATTTGATATTGGATGGTATTGCCATAACTCATTCAGAAACTGAATTCGGTTATCATTATCTACAAGATGCTTCACAACCAGTTTATCCAAAAATACAAAATAAGGGAGCGTATCGTGCTGCTGCAGCACTGTTAGAGTTGAATAGAACATTTCTGAAAGAAGAAATCACCGCTTGGATGGATTATAACATTGCCAACAACGTTGCTCCATTTTCACTATTATTTCAATACGACAAAGCATTATGTAAGAGAGATGTCGGTCTACTAGTAGATGCATTTACCTTCGATTTAAAATATGGCGAATACAATAGAACTATCAGTGCCGGTTTAAAATATTATGAAAGTGCCAGTGCAGAAATAGCTATTACTACTCAATTATCAGAATATCTTGCAGTGTTAACACATTTAGAAACACTCATGCAGGCTATTATTGATAATACTGCGATCACTGGACTAAAACAATCTTTATATTCGCAGATCATTGACCTAGCCTATTCTTCAGAATCTGGATCTGATGCAGTAATCACTGCCTTAATCACCGCTCTTAAGGATGTAATAGATGGATCGGGTAGTGTAAACTATCCTTTAGAAAATCAAGAGATGGATGTATTCTTAGCCGGAGATGCTGTACGCTGGCAGGCAATTTCAGCTATCGGTCACGGTGGCTTTATGGGAGTACTTGATCCTGCTGGTCAGATCCTGTCAAGGTCTCCTTACTTCCAAGAGTGCGCCAGCTTCTCAAGAAGCAAAGATCGTCAGGTGTTTGCTGGGGGTATGTTTGTTGACGGATTTACTGGTAATTTAGAATTTGTTATTGACACAGTAGTAACACCTACAAGATTAGAAGTCAGCGATCTCGATCGCTTCCCATTACTACCTTGTTCTTTTATTGTTGGTGATAGTGCATATCGTGTTAACTATGTTCGAGATTATGCCTATAACAGCGCCGGATCTACAGCTACTATAATCTTAGACGAAACTACTCCGTGGCCGTTTCAAGTTTTTGTCTACGACGACGATGCCTGCTTTAGAGATGTAGGATTAATCCTTGACGGTCTAGGTTATGACATTGTGTTCGGTACAAACTATTGGACCAGACAAAATGGTTTGACTTACCGTCTCAGCCAATCAGCTCCAGTCATCAACGATCAAAGAGCTATTACATTAGAAGCTATTGAGTTGGCGCATGAATTGGTAAATGACGAACTTACAGCGTATCCTACTATACAAACTGCAGTAAATTTAAGTAACACTACAATTGCAGATATCATTGAAAGAGGTAACTCAGCAACACCAACACTGACGTTTACACTGCCTCCTGGAGTCTCTGTTAATACGACCAGTGCCTATAATTTACTGTTAGCCAACAGAAATTACATTGTAGCTGAAGTAGCAGGGTGGATCACTGCTCAGATTGCAGGAAATATTGGACCGTGGGCTACTGGGGATACATTTAATACAACTAAATCTCAAAGAGATACTAGATTAGTTTTAGAAGCTGTTATCTTTGATTTGATCTATGGTGGCAATAGTGCTACGAGACATGCTGCATTAAAATATTACAATAATCTCACAGGAGCATTATTATTGTTATCTGGACAGCCTGCTAGATGTGCTGCGGCTATAACCTATGCTAGTACTATTACTCAGAGAATTATACAAAACTTAGCTCCGGTAGTAACATATTCTTCGTTGCCGCGAGTTACAGGCACAGCGGCCACAGCTACTGAAGCTGCAACAATTAACACCTTAATGTCTGGAGTGGCCAGTGCTATCTCAGCAGGCAATTATATTGCAGCACAAGCAGCAATAACTCTGTCCCTACCAAGTACCAGTGGCTATACTGCAGCTAACATTGCCGCAAGAAATATAGTACAGGCTAACAAAACTGCTATTCAAACAGCAGTAGTTGCTTATGTGGACTTTAATGGTAATAGATATGAACTGTTAATGCCAGGCAACAGATCGATGTTAGCCAACGACTTCACGCAGATCAATGACATGGGCTATGGCGCTATAGCGCAAAATGGTGGTTTGCTGGAATTAGTTTCTATGTTTACCTACTATTGCTATATTGCCTATTATTCTGTAAATGGTGGACAGATACGTTCTGTATCTGGATCAAACGCTCATGGTGTTTATGCATTGGTCGCAGAGGGAGCTGATCCTTTAGAAGTTCCAACTCCTACTGGAATATATCAAGACCTTGCTCAATCTGTAAAGTGTTATTT